TCTGTGTGGGACCATAAGCTAAAGGAACTCTTATATCGCCACCATCTTGCTTAACAGTAATACCATTAAACAAAGTACCAAAGGCAATAATAGTCCTTCTCAAAATTTCGTTATAAAAATATTCAAACATAGTTAAATTCCTACTATATTATATTTAGGGAGTACCGAATGGGTTCTGCTCAGTAAAGTCTAAAATAGAATCTGCTCTTGTCTCTATCTCTGTATTATCTGCAAATCCGTCATCCAATGGATCCAAATCTTTCTTCCTTAGAACACGGGAGGCACTAGATGCTGCTCCCACAATAGTTTCTCCAATTATAAATGTACCAGTTACAGAACCAACCTCTAGAACATTTGTGGTAGCATCCCATGTTCTCATTCTTGCTTCTACTCCAGAAGTAGATCCTCTTACAAGTTCATTAAAGATATAATCTCCTGTAGAATCTGTAGAAGGAGAAGAAATGGTAACAGAGATTGGAAGGTCTCCAGCAGTATAACCAGCACCAGCATTAGTATACCTAATAGATGTAACAGTACCAGCAGCACTTACAACAGCAACACCAACAGCAGTTGTACCAATACCAGTATTAGTAAAGGATAGTGGAGTATTAAATGTAACTGTTGGAGTACTTGTACTAAATCCACCACCACCGTCAGTAACAGTTACAACACCTAGTGTACCATCACCAATATGAACTGTTCCTATAAATCCACTTCCAGATCCAGAAGCAACAGCAGTTACTGCCATTCCTGGAGCAATTGTATATCCAGCACCTGGATTAACTATAGAAATACTCTGTACTGACTTCATATTAGGTGCAATATTATCATTACATACAGTCATTCCACCAAGCATTTCATGAACTGAACCAATACCAGTTACACCTGTTGATGGTGCAGATCCAAATCCTACGTGAGGTGCATATATGTAACCACCACCTCTATTAGCAATAACAACCTTTCTAATACCACCAGAGGTTACAATACCAGTGTATGCCCATGCTGTGGAAGCACTACCGACCAGTGTAAGGGTCTGTGTTGGTCCAATAATGGTATTAAGACCATCATCAGTAGTACCATCATAATCATCTCCTATGAGCTCATTATCAATCTCCTCAATACCTGTATCAATGACCTCATCCTCGTAACGGAAGAGTTCACATCTCAGAGTATAAACATACATTTTTTGGAGCTGATAGAATGGTTTCTCATGCTCTACAAATGTAATCTCAAATAAACGATCTCCTAATGGAAAATATATTAAATCTCCTTCCTTAGGTCTAGTTGCTAGTTTAATATTCTCCTCATTTTTTATTAAAGGAGCAATATAATCCTCAAATCTTTCTCTAGAAATAGTAAGAGTTATTTCATTCTTCTGTTCTATACCAAACTTTGATAGTATTACTGGATTATCTCCATATCCATCGACTGTATCTACGTATGCTTCTAAAGGATAAGCATCATCAAACTTAGATTGTACTACCTCTCTTAAAACAGTCTTTTCCGTCATGTACTTGCGAGGCATATAATGCACCTCAACACCATACATCTTCAACTGTTCGTTGATAAGACTTTGGACTAAACTTTGCTCAGATTTAGCACCTTGCTGAAAGAAAGGATTAAGTACCATAACTCTATCCTATCATATCTAAAGGTGGTAATTCATACATGTTAGACATTTGCTCTCTGATGATTTCTAAATCTTTTTCTGCATCATCATAGATCTGTCTTCCATTTAGTTCTACACCACCAGGTAACTTAACTCCTTGGAATTTTAATAAATTCTGACCCCATTGACGTTTCATCAATGCAACAGTATATTTTTTTAAGAACGAATCATTATATACTTGTGCATAATCAGCAGGGTTTAATGCTCTAAAACAATCAATGACAAAATAGTCACCCACTGTTACACCATCCCAATCAATATCAAGATACAATCTATCCATCCTTTGATTAAATCTTATTTGTTTTTGGGTAGTCAATAAGAAATTAATATCTTCAAGATAAGTCTTAGTCATTGCATAGGTCAACAACTCTGTTGCACCCCAGAAATATATGTCATTTAAGAATAACTGATACTTAACACTAAACATATTATTTGTAATAGTGTTAGCACCATCATAATGAAATATTTTAGTTACTCCAATAATCTCTGGAGGAACTTCTAGATAATTACTATTCTCATAAAAAGTAAAAGTAGTGCTTATACCCGCAATAGTTGTAGAAACAGTTTCAGTTGTTATGCCAGTCGTCTTATCACCAGACTGACCTCTCATATTTGCTCTTCCTCTATCAATATCATTTTGAGTTATTTTATATTTCAAAAATGCCTGACTAACTCCATCAAAATGCCTTTCCTGAAAGAACTGAATGGCATCATCCATTATATCTTCTACTTGCTCATCGGCAATATTAATCTCCAACACTGGAGCACCCAGTTGTCGTTTACAATAATCTGCTAATTCTGATCTACTTGATGGTGTTGCCATTTACACAATTACCCCTTGATATATTTATGGTGAAGACGCAATGCCAGTATAGACAAGAGCGTTTCCATCTATCATATTATAAATTGTCCCACCACTACTTACTAAAACATTGTACAAATACCTTCCTTGAGAAAGATTACTTGTATCTGTAGAACCCAATGCCAATGTAACCTTACCAGCAGTTGTAACTCCTACTGTAAATGTTGCTGAGGGGACAGTTGTTGCCGCTACACCAGCACTTTTTTGTATTTGCCCTGAACCACTCCAAGCAGTAGTAAAACCACCGTTAGCGAGACTATAGATGTTGTTTGATGTATCATATACATCAAATGTTGCATCAAAATCAGCACCAGTATATATTGTTAAATTTGATGCAACAGGTACTCCAGCAGTTGGATCAAATGTTATCTTTTTAGTTGCCATTGACTAACTCCTTGAGTAAAGATTTTATTTCGTTCATTTCACTTTTTAAATTAGCAAGATCTTTCTCAACAGATTCATTTTTCACTTTTTTTGATTCTCTCACAGAAACATATTGTTGATATTCTAAATTATTCACATTAACAATAGATCCAGTATTTGGATCTCTTGCTAAATCTTTATTCCCATCAATCTTATAGTAATCCATATTATGCTAAAGCAATAACTCTCAAATCTCTTAGTCTTGGTACATATACCTGACTAGTAGATGTCATTATAAGTTTAATTCTATATGATGTAAATGAAGGTAAGTCATCTTCTGTAAATGTATATTCACGGAAATGTAATGTAGCAGAGTCAAATCCATAATCATTCGACTTATCAACCAATTTATCAGAAAGACCATCACTATTTTCTGGTTGGATAATTTGTCCTCTAGAATTTAAATTCTTATACCCTGGAAATGGAGTAAAGATTGGTTCCATACCAGGACGATCATTAATAGCATAGAAAGCTCTAATATCAGCATTTTGATGTACATGAGCATCTAACATTATCTTTAACGAAGTTGCATTATTTTCTAAATTAATTTCTTTAGAAATATATTGGAAAGCAGATGGGTCATTAAATGATGAATTTGCTCTATCATCTGTAGCATAATTATCAATAACCTTATTAACTCTATTGTTAGTCAGAATAGTATTGATCCTTTGAGAATCAAGTACAGGAGTTACACGACTATCAACAGTATTAAGGAATAATCTCATTTGCATAGACTTACTTCCAGCAACAGTAGTCAATTTAGCATCCTCATTTACTTTAGAAGCAATTAGGCGAGGAGTAGTTAAGTAATTTGTTTCATTAAGTGCAATTGCCTCAAAACCATTATTAATCCATGGAATTTCAGATCCACTCATACTCTTAGCAGTAGTAGTTCTAAGTTCTCCTGTAAGAGCAGTTCCCTGACAAGTCATAGAGTGAACTTGAGGAGTAATTAACTCAAAAGCAATATTTTGAGAAGCATATGCATTATATCCACCAGCAGATTTATTGTTATTAACAAATAACTGAGGATATCCAATATCATTACTTCTATCATCATTTGCTTCATTTGCATCAAACTTAGTAGACATATCTAATTTTATATGATATGAATCAAAGTCAATTGGATCAGTTAGAGTTACATCAGATAAAGCATGAGTTTTATTAACTCTTGCTAAATTAACTCCTCCAACTTCATACTTATAAACTGGTGTACCTACATCATAAGATACAGCAGGACCACTACCGACTACAGATTGAGATCTTACAATATTACCACCAATTATATTACCAGAAACTTCAGTATACTCAATAATTTCTTCCCCTATACGTAAGAAACCAGTATTAGTAGTACCTACACCAACATTCTCAAAAGTAGAGAATTCTGATGCATCTTCTACAGATATAGATCCTGTATCTCCAAGATTATATGCAACAGCCAATTTGGTTGGTATTACATCAGTTTCTACACCAGAAATCTCAACTTGGTTATCAGAGAAATACATTCCATGATTCTTATGATTTACCTTTATATGTAAACCATCTTGACCAACAACTTCTCTAATACCGTAAGTAGAAGATATCTGAACATCTCCACCATGCTCATAATTTAATTCTCTAACTGTTCCATCACTCTGAACATACATCATAGTATTAGCTGTTCCTGTAACAAAATTACCCTGAACACTATCAAGAACTAGTTCACTTGTATTACCAATAGAAACAATTGATAATCTTGCTCCACGTCCAACAGAGTTAAGTCCTAGAGTTGTAAATCCAACAATATCACCAACTTGATATCCACTACCTCCAGTTACAACAGTCGCAGCAGCAGCAACTCCACTAGAAATATAGATATCTGCTTGTGCTCCGTATCCACTACCAGTGATGGTAACAAGATTAACACCACTAAAGGTCATTGTTCCGTCAATTGGAGAATACCCAAGACCAGCATTTATAATATTTAAATTAGGTCCAGATGCAGTACCTGCCACTCCTGCTAAATTACCCGTTGCAAGAGTTCCCATTTGATAGACAGTATTACCAAATTCTAATGTAGAATCTGCTGTAGTAGTACCAAGTCCAACTCTTATTTCTTTAGATACAAATTCTAAAGAATTAGGCATTAATTTAGGAATTTGCTTATTTCCTTTAGTCAATTTTGGATTATAGAATTCTACAGTTCCTTCTTCTACAAAGTCTGCTCTATAAAGAGTGAATTTTAAATCTTCCCACTGACTTGCTTCCCATGTAGAAGCGTTCTGGGATTTAAATAGTGATCCTAGATAAGGCTGGTTAGATATGTAAGTTTGAGTAAGTAAATCTTGCTCACCAATACGTGAAATGTATACACTATACTTGGTTGAGTTAGATGCTAATGCCATAGCATACTCTTGACCACCCTCACAATAAACAGGTGCTTTAAACTCTATAGTAGTAGCAACTGATCCATCACTGGAGGTAGTAATATCATCAGGAGATAATACAATCTCAGAGAAAGGAAGAATATGTTGTGTTGGGAATCCATTCTTCATAGAACGAATTTGGAATACTAAAGGTATATCCATATCATCCTTAGAACGGAAGAATACATCACACTTGGTTATAAAGACACCAGTTGTATCTTCGATTAAGAATGACTGTGCAAGAGGGTCATACCAACCAACAACATTATCTTGATTAGTTTGCCCAACTACATTACTATCAACCACCTCGGTTCCAAGAGATCTATTTACATTTCTTTCTTGGAATTCTTGTCTTTGCTCAAGTCTAGCATTCCTTACAGAAATAATATTTTCTTGGACAGTTTCTAATGTTCCAGATGCAGTATATGCTTCCTCTGCCACTGTATTGGCATCATCCTGATTATTATCTTCATCATTTATTAAGGTAAATGTCTTTGTACCAGTTTCAAATCTAGGATGATTAACATTATTTGGATCTGGAATATAAAAACTTCCAAATAAATCTGCTCCTAAATCAGAAATAAGTCTTAAATTAGTAACGGTAGCTTCAGCACCTGAAGATTCACCTTTAAGAACCATATCAGTTTCGATATAACCATAATATTCTCCTTGTGCCTCACTTGACATAGAATATAAATCTATATTTAAAATATCTGAAGTAGAAGAATAAGTCGAAGGAACAGATTGTCCAGTATAAGGACTTTCAACAAATACTTTAGAAGCAACATTATAAGGTCCTTCTTTATGATTTGATTGTGCAACTCTAGCATAGAAAACCCTATTTACTCCAGGTCCACCACTAAATGCATTGATTGTTGTTCCTGTAATTTTTTCTCCGACTTGGAATGTACCACTCTTCATAGAAATTTCTATAAGTTTAGGAACACAATACTTAGTTACATCTTCTCCATCAAAGAATCCATAACACCTTGTCAAAGGTTTCATCTTCTTACTTTCAAAAGTAACATTCCTAGACCTACAGTAAGGAACAAGATCTCTACTTACGACTCTATCTCCTACAGATTCATTATCCCATTGTTCAGTAACAATAGTTCTCAATCCAGTTCTACTTTCTACACCAGTCTGTATTGTTTCCTGTACAGTATCTTGAGTAGTAGTGGTAGTCTCAGTCTCAATCCAACGTGCAGGGTTATCATTATTAACTCCATTAATCCAACCACCTTGACCCCATCTAGGACCTGTGGTACTTGTTGTAGAATTTTGCTGCCATTGTCTAGTAGTTGTTCCTGTCCAATTAGTTTGCCACGAATCCCAAACTATTGGTGCAAATCCTGTTTGAGGATCTACATTCATAGTTTCTCTCGCATTTGTCATTACTTCATTAAAGTTACCCTCAGCCTCAATAATTTTTGCTTCTAATCTAGCAGTGTCAATCCAAGTATCTGATGCTGGAGTCAATTCTAATGTTCCTTGCCAGAAACTAATCAAGAATGGAGTTACACTCTCAGATCTTGTGGCAAAAGATTGTTTAATATATTCAATTTCGGAGTAATCAAGAGTTACAGTATCATTTGCTCTTCGTACATTAAGTCCTTCAATAGTAGAGAATGCTAAATCAGCAGTCGGATCTACATTGGTTACAGGACCAAACATCAAATCAACAGCATTAGTATAATGCCTAGGTCTTAATTGCTTATTCTTTGCATCAATACTATTATTGATTTTTAATTGCTCTTCTTGTGGTTTAATAGTATTAAAATTATCTACAAAGAAACCAGACTTAAATCTGTTTAATCCATCACTATCAGCAACAAACATATTTGCAGTATTTGTCTCTAACATAGAAAGTGCTGTATAATACTCAAGATTCTTGATTCTATTCTCAAGTTTCTTGATATCTTTCATACGGAACCTCTTATGTTCCATAAATCTGAGATTTGCTTGCCCTACATCATAGAGATATGGAGGTAAAGTAATAGTAGCAAGTTCGATTGCATCTGTTACTGGGCTTGGTCTTTCTGGTTGTTCAGCAGGTTGTCCATATTTTACTTGGAATTTTCCATCTTTAGTAAGGAAAACTCTATCCATTCTTCCAAGATAATGTGAGTAAGTAACATTAATAGCTTCATCAGATGCTAAAATACTTCCAGCAGAATTACCTGCACCATCAAATGACCTACCATAAAACTCCAATGGAGATCTAGTATTTGTAGAGGCAGTTGTGTAATCTGAAACTCTAGGTCTGATATCAATCATATCAGAGTTTCTTACACCATTAACCATTCTGATTTCTGATCCATAATTAAATTTCTTATATGAATTTACTGTAGTAATATCACCATCATCAGTAGTAGAATAATATGCACTACCAAAATAAACTTTTATTCTCTTCTTAGGAGCATCACTATCCTGCTTTCTTTTAATAGTACCATAATCATAGAAAGTAGATTCTTGACCTGTAGTAAACTTATAATTGTTAGATATATTAAAACTTGGTGCAGATAATGTCTGTATAGTTCCTCTTACTTTAGAATCCTGAAAAACTACATCTTCTCCTTCTTTAAATGTATTATCATTTTTGGTAATATAAGCAATTTCAGAAGCAGAATTTGAAATTTTTTCTGCAAGAATTGCAACTGTATTAGATACTTGACCAACTAATCTCTCACCCATCACTAATTCTGAAGTTGTAGTCGAATTGCTTGTAAGAGATGTAAGAATCATCTTAGGTGCAGATGGATTTCCTGTGTCAGATGACTCATATATACCATGAATATTGATAATATCAGGAGTATTCAGAGAAATTACTTCATCCTGAACTCTTGTACCATATGGGAAAGTACCATATTCCAATCCATCATTAAATGTAGTAGTACCAATACCAGAACCTTCTGTAGTTGACTTAGTAACAATTATAGAATTAACTTTCTCAAATAATTTTTCTTTTGCTTTTGGTTTTAATTGCTTAACAGTAGTAATTAATTGTGCTTCAGTATCATTTGCACCTAAATTATAAATTTGTAAAGTACGAGAATCACTAAATTGGAAATCACTGGCATCTAATGGTTCTATGTTACCATCAGATCTAATTAAAGAATATCTTTCCTCATCAAATGCTAAAAAAGTCTCACTTGCTCCGCAAGAAACAGCGGAAGCTAATTTATTGCTAGTAATATTAACAGTAAAGGATTTTCTTATAGAAAGTGATGCAGCATT